AAGTTTTCATACGTGCCGAACTCTTTTTCGATAGCAGTAGTCAACCAGACCTCGCCTCTTGCTTGATCTTCACTGCTTCGAGCAAACTCTTCAATAGGATCTGACCCGTCAATGTTTGTTGGTTGCCCTTTGGCGTACCAGTCTAAGACTTTGCTTTGAAAGGCAGTGACCCACTCACGATTGTAAGACTTACCCTCTCGCGGACCAGCTGCTAGACCGCGATTGTTAGATTCAACCGCTGCGTCAAACAAACCTTCAAGAGCACCGTCCTGTTCTTCTTGAGTGAACACACCCTTGCGGAACTTAAACGCAATGCGGTCCTCATTTAGAGTATCGCCCGTCAACGAGTTACTCGGAAGATAGAGATCTGCATCCCCATCAATCAAGATGTCATAATGATCCTCGTCAACAAACTGACCAAGGACTTTGTTTTCAGACTCTATGAAGTTAGCAATGTATACATCTTGACCCTCGTCACCAGTGAACAAGTCCCAAGTGTAGTTTCCGTGTTTGATTTTTTCCATAGTTCTATTCTACTAAAGTTTTGACAGAATGTCAAGAGTTATTTCTCTGTTCTCTGAGAGTTAATTTAATTTGCCTTTTACGCATGTAATTATTGCGCATGTATTCATCGGCGTGAGATGCATGCGGACCATCTAAGTCAACATAATGAATGAACGCTTGGTACACTACACCGTCCGGATTAGGGTCTCTCCAATGTTCTACTTCACAACCAGCATAAATGATAGCATCACCTTGCTCTGGAGCATATGATCCTTGCTCTAGTCCTTGGGAAGATTTGCTGGGCGACCAATGAAACTCCCAAGGAGCACCCTCGTTGCGCAAACAAACAGTAGCACTGACTTGACAAGAAGGTCGGTCACTATGGCGGTTCAGCACTTCTCCAACTGAATATATCCTACAGTAGTCATAAGTGGGACCAAGTCTTAATCCAGTGTGCTCCTCCATTTTTTCAACACAATCTTCTAACATATCCCAGTTTGCACCATACTCTGCCCAAGAGTTTGAGCATTGACCATCATCAAATATCATACTGCCTTTCGACGCTTCCATACGATCAGCGTAGAAGTCACATTGTTCTTTATCTAAGAAATTTTTTACAACTTTGACTAAGTGGTATTCGTTCATGCTGCTATCTTAGAGAAGTTCTTTTCTTTAATAAACTCAATCTTAGAATCAAACTTACCTTCTAGCATATCGCCTTTGTGTGATATGATGAACACATTGGTATCGTCGCCCAGAGTATGAATAATCTTCATTAGGTTTTCGATACCTGCTTCATCTAGCGATGAGTCGAATGTCTCATCAAGGATTAAGAGATTGGTGCTGATGCTGTTCTTCATCTTAGCAACCTGTCGCCAAGTGAACAGGAGTGCCAAGTCGATACGTTGCTTCTCGCCCTCGGAGAAAGAATCATAGGTAAACGAATCACGATGACGCGATCGTATAGTTTCTTGGAAACTCTCGTTGAGGTCAAAGTGAACATAGAAGTCTAAGATAGATAGGTATTGGTTGACCAACTTATTTATGACAGGCAGGTACTGCTTGACAATCTTGGTCTTGATACCAGTATCTTTTAGCATCTCTGCTATCACGCTGTTATATGCTGCTTGATCATTCAGTTTGTTTCTTGACTCCATCAAGTCATGATACTCTTTGACCAACGTATCATAGTCGTCGTTTGCTTTGGCAAGGTCAGATTTGTCATCAGAGAGATTATCAAGATCCCATTGCGCGATCTGTATTTCACTGTCACATTTAGTGACCAAGTCATTTAGAGATTGTATCTCAGTTCCCCAACCAAAACTTAAACTCTGCCTGTCTTGGCACTCCTTTAATCGTTCGGTTGCTTTTTCAGATTGCGCTGCGATTTCAGTAAGACGTGATTGAAACTCTGCTGCTGTTTTCTTTGCCTGTTCGAGTTTCCCTCGTTTGAGTTCTTCGTTGATGTCTTGCTCACAGGTGGGACATGAGGAGTGATCTTCATAAAACTTTGTTTCCTTTACAAGTGCCTTGATCTTGGTTTGTATCTCAGTGTTCGCCTCTCGCAGATCATGAACCTCATTTGTCGCCGCAAAGTTTTCTTCTTGTAATCCTTCGTTGTTGGCGAGGACTTTTACATTCAGGGCAGCGATAGCGGCGAAGTGTTCTTCTTTCTCGTCCTTGTAACGCTGGATGAGTTCTTCTTTTTCCTGCTTGGCGTCATGATTGAGTTTAGAAATATCACGAATGTATTTCTTTTGTGCTTCAGTCTTAGTTTCGTTGATCTCAATGTCATGATATGCTTGATTGATCTTTTCCTTCAAGACTGAGTTGCGTTCTTTCAGCAACGCATTCATCTTAGAGAACACGCCAATATCAAGTAGATCTTCGATCACTTCCCTACGGTTGAACGCCGACAGTTGCATGAATGGTATAAAGGAAGAAGAACCAAGCACCACGACCTGATGAAAAGTCTTGTGGGTCAACTTCAAGATGTTTTGTTCTAGGACTTTCTGATATTCTTTGTTGTGCGAGTTTTGATTCAACAAGGTTCCGTCAACGTAGATCTCAAACTTTCCTGGTTTCAATCCACGGAACACTCTATAGTTCTTAGACCCGATAGTAAACTCAACTTCTACCTCACACTTCTTATCGTTGATTGAGTTAACGAGTTGGGGTTTGTTTATATTACGGTGTGCCTTACCAAACAAAGCAAACGAAATAGCATCAAGCATGGTTGACTTGCCCGAACCGTTCTGTCCAACGACGAGAGTATGTTTGCTGGTGTTTAGTTTAATGTCTGTCCAGTTGTTACCTGTGGACAGAAAGTTTTTGTATCTTACTGCTGTAAAATTGATCATGCTGTCGCTTCTACTATAGTTGTCTCAAACATTTTACAAGGAGCAGTTTCTTCAATGTTTTTAAACTGCTCTATTCGACTCTTTTGTGTTTTTATCTTCAACACATTAGTGTAACCTATTTTTGCCAAAGTGTCAATCATTTCTTTTACTGGCCAGAGATACTTATGTTCTCCATTCTGTTCTAATAGGTTGAGTGTTACATTTTCTTGTACACTTTTATTTGGATCTGGTTCTACCGCCCATGAAGGATTGACTCCTCTTTCACGTTCCTGATCCCAAATATCCTTATAGGTACGAACATAGGGATGACGATTCAACTTTCCTTCATTCTCTTCACAAGTCAACCACTCGATATGTTCGTATGCTGGCCAAGCAATACGAATAGTGCCTTCTGGTTTCAAGATGCGCTTACAATCTTTGAGGTGTCTTATGCCTTCGTGTTTATGCAGGTGTTCTATAAAATGCTCAGAGAAGATACCATCATAAGTATCAGGTTCAAACGGCATAGGAAATGTACAATCATGGATAATCCCTGCCTCTAATCCTATATTATCCCAACCTTCCCTTGTTACCTTTGCGCCGATCTCAAGAAGTCTCACAAAGGAAACCTTTCTACCAGTTCATAGTATCCACCAATGTACTTACCGTCAACAAAAACTTGAGGAAACCTTTTACTAAAATCAATCCTGTTTTTGTCAACTGTATTGGTGTGTTTAAGATCCCAGTTCTCGACTGTATACCTTACATCTTTCAATAGGCAACAATGCCTGACTATTCTAGCACACCAACCACACTCTGTTGGCGCCACAATGTGAATAAGAGTTTTACTCATGATATCTCTAGAGTCTGTGCTTCCGTCATAAGTTCACCCATCTCTTTCTTGATGCGATCCTTATCCAAAATAGTTTCTACGTTGTCAACATACTGAGACAACAGAGTGGATGTATCTTCAACCTCAAGTCCTTCGTCGCTAACTGATGCTCCAGTAAACTCATTGAAGTCCTCTTGAATTTTTAGATCATAGATGTCGCGTTGCTGAATCCTGTCAATGAAACGATCGAACATAAACCCATCGGTCTTGTTGATAACAACAACTTTAACGAATCTTTTATCAAGGATAGACAGATCCATTTCATTATAGTCCTCGTTCTCATCATCATAGCGGATACGATGGAATAAAGTCAGAGGATTACGAACAGGTGTTAGTTCACGGGTGTCAGTATCAAACACGTGAAAGAACTTATCATCGTGCGCATCATTCCAGAAGAACTCCATCTGCGAACCAAGGTAATGTATGTTGCCTTGATTAGACTTACAGTGATAATGACCAGAGAGTACCAACTCAAACCTGCGTAGATTATCAGCAGACATACCATGAGTACAAGGTACACCGCGAAGCATATCAAATCCGTTTAACTCAAAGTGCCCTGCGACAACATCTGCTTTACAGTTTACTAGGAACTCGTTGGTATCTTCTTCGTTGTCCTGACAGATCCAAGGCACCAAAGCAAACTTCAACCCATCATAGTCCAAGACTTTTGCTTGATGAACAATGTTGACCTCGTTCATGTAATGACCGAGCAGTTCTTTCAATGAGTTTAATTCGTTGGTGTTCTTATAGTATGTGTCATGATTGCCAGGAATAATGTCCATGGTAATCTTATCTTTACGCAACCTCTCAAGAAATACTTTACGATTACTGTTAAGTGCCTTAAAGTTTATAAAACGACGGTGTTCATAATAATCACCAAGGTGCACGATGTGCTTTATATCATTTTCTTCCAGATACGGAAAGAACACTTCGTTATAGAAGCGTTCTTGGTAATCTATAAAAATATCTGAAGAGTTCCTGATACCGCAATGGGTATCATTTAGTATAGCAAACTTCAAAACTATTCCTCTAGAAAGTCAGAAAGATCAGAGTCAACTGAGTACGACCTTCTCTTGTGCGAGACATTCTTTTGTTTGTAGTCATCAACTGCTTTATCTTTTTCCTTGACGTCATCAATACGACGACGAAGATTATCTACGAAGGATTGCACTGCCTTGGCAACCTGTGGATCTTCATCAGCATCAATCATAAATTCTTCAATACCAGATTCAGCAAGGAACTTTAATTTGACATCTTGTTGCTTCTTTTCTTTTTTGATGCGACGAATGAATGCATACCAGCAAATTTGAGTGAAGTAACCAAACGCATTGGGTTTACCCTTACGAGTTGCTGCTTCGATGTTGTAGTTGCCGATAGCATTCAAACAATTTTCTACGGCGTCCATCACCATCTCTTCGCGATAGGTGTAGCGAACAAAGTTAGACTTGTGCGACAAACCCTCAGAGATCTTTAAGAAGCATCGAGCGATGTAGTCAGTTACGACAGGGTCGTCTTGACCTTTCTCCCTTGCTTCCCTTACAGTTTTAACATAGTCTACAACTGCTTGTGAGAACTCCTTGTTGTTTACATAATGCGGTCGTTCGCTAGGTTTCATGATAACTCCAAAATTACAACTAGATTATATTGTACCTTAAACTGAATGAAATGTCAATCCTTTGGTTTAAAAGTAACGACATTGTTTAGGTTTGCTTTGAAAGGTGCGTTGTCGCCATTACCAAGTGCTTCTTGAATTTGTTGACAAGACAGAATGTATTGATCTATCACAGCCTCCGGAGGTGTGTTCAACGATACTACAGCGATAGGATTTATAGAACACACGGTTGATAAGTCATCAGTGTATGGAATGAACGGTCTCATTACATAATAAGTCTTTCCCTCTACCGACTCAAGTTGATACTCGTACTCATCTATATCTGAGATAGTCAATGCAAAGTCAACGATAAAGGAGTTCTCGTCCTGTTCCGTAACCTGAGCAATTACATTATCACCAGTGACTAATTTAAACTGCGCAACTTGTGGTCTAGAGATTTTCATATGTGTACCTTATGAAGTTCATAATCGAACTTCTCTCTGTTGTAGATCTTGATTCGCTCACCTGAGTGATTCAAGGTAAAGTTCTTTTTTGATTGCCATTGTAAGTCGTCGCAGAGATCAAAGAGTTTTGTGTCTTGTCCATTGTCTGCTTTCCTGAGTCCTCTACCGATTGACTGTAATACTTTGACTTGCGACTTAGAAGGAGAAGCGAATATGATATTGTGAAGATTACGAATATTAATACCAGTAGAAAAGGTGCCAAGACTAGCCACGATAATTGCATTTTCG